TGATATGGACCTTGTATCAATAAATCAAGTGAGTTATCTTCAGTTATTGTTGAACCACCAAGTGGAAAATAAACCTTTGGAGTTACAATTTCAGTAGCGGTAACAAAATAATTTGCATAAGCATTTGCATAGTAATTTGTGCTGTTGCCAAGATAATAAGTTGTATTAGCAAGTGGTATTAAATTACCAGTAACAAGATTACCAATGTTTCCATTATAGGTTGGTAGATATGTTGCAACATTAGAGTTACCATATGCAGAATTTGTAATTGGTGTTAAAATGTTTAAACCATTTGCATAATAATAAACAGGACTATAAGTTGCAGTATTAGCAACAAAGTCAGCGGCATAAACATTTGCTGTCTGCGCAGTAATGTTACCGCTTGAATTAAGTGAAGTTAATGTTCCAAGACTAGTAATATTTGGTTGTGCTGCGCTTGTAGAAGCAATTGTTCCTTCAAGAATTGTAGCAGTATTACCAATTTGATTTGCACTTACAGCATTTACACTTACATTGCCAGTAAGATTCATGCTTGCGCCGTTGAATGTAGCACCGCTATTGCCAATTGTGCCAGCATTTACAGTGGGAGCGGCAATAGTTCCCTGTGAAGTAATTGTGCTTGTAGTTGTTAGAGTAGTAAATGCGCCACTATTTGCAGTGTTTGCTCCTATTGCGCCATTTAAATAACCTGTAATTTGTCCACCACTGCTTGTAGTAACTGATGTAGCAACTACTGTGTTTGGTGTATTTGCCCCCAATGGACCATTTAAATAACCTGCAATCGTGCCACCATTTGTTACATTCACTGCTCCAGTTGCCGTAAGTGTAGTAAATGTTCCAGCAGCGGGTATAGAGTTACCAATAATAGTAGCATTAATGCTAGCAGTTTGAATACCAAGTTGGTTGCCATTTACATCAAGAACTTGTAGATAACCACCACCATCGCTAATTCCAATACCACCAATGTAAACTGTGTTACCTGCAAGGTAAACAGCTTTCCATCTTGCAGTAGGACTGCCTAAATTATATATAACGTTTGCACTAGGCAATACATTGCCAGTAATAGTGATATTGCCGCCAACTGTAAGATTACCAGTTGTGCTTGCAGTTGTAAATGCACCCGTGTTAGGTGTATTTGCACCAATTGCGCCTGTAAAATAACCAACGAATTGACCACCATTTGCCAAAGTTACGCTTGTGAATACACCTGAATTTGGAGTTGTAGCACCGATTGTAGTATTGTCAATGCGACCGCCTGTAATATTAGTATTACTAACATAATTTGTTGTAGCAGTATAGGAACCAGTAATAGTAGCGTTATTAAGTTTAACTCCGTATGCCTGTAAATTGGCATAGCCGCTATTATTAATTGTTCCAAATGTAGTCGCAGCAGTTGATTCAGTGGTATATTGTAATTGGAATTGTTGTGAACCTTCTTCCCAAATCATTGCAACGTTTGTTTGGTTACCACGACCCATAACAAAACCAAGATCGTAAGAAGGAGTTCCGCTTTGGTTACGATTAATTGCTAATAATGGGTCAGCTACAACAAGATTGGTGGTATCAATTGTAGTGGTAACGCCATTAACAACAAGGTTGCCAATGGTCATATTACCTGTATAGGTGAAATTGTTAGAAAGCAAACCGCCAGTGACACTGTATGGCTGTAGTTTATATTGCGCATTAATATCGCTATTATAAACCTGATTATTACGAATTCTCGTTAATGCATTGATAGCCATTTACAAACTCCCACCAGTCTTATTTATTGGAAGTTTTGTATTTTTATGTGGTATAGAAGCCTGCTATTTTACCATTTATAGATGGTACAACTGTAACCTCGTTAAACACACATGCAAATGGTTTAAGTGCTATATTGTCATTGCCATTTACATTTAAATCTATATTGGAAATATACAATCTACCTCTTTTTAAAGTAAAAGGTTGATTTGCAATTAAATCAAATTGCTCATCATTTATTGTGTATAGTTGAGGTAGCAATGGAACAATACAATAATGAATTGTATTTGGTTCAAGAGAAGTTACTTTAATGCAATCGCATGGTTGATGTTTATTTGGAAATACTGATAAATTGTTAATGTCTTCCTGTGACGTTACTTGATAAGTTCCTAAAACCGTTCCGCCTACCATCCACTCTATTTTAACAGAACCAGAACACACTATATGTCTCCGATTATATAAATGAGAACTAAATCCAAAATTATCAAGTGGTAATACTAACTCATCACCAACATTGCCATAGACTGCTGATGCATAATTTAGTTTTAAATCTTTAAGTATGATATTATCAACAAAATTAATCATGTAATAACAATATCTTTTGGTAATAAATCTGCAATTTGGAAGTTATAAACTTTTCCTACTTCTGCTTTTGCAGCATCAACAACATCAGTATTATTTTTACTTTGTTCTTGCATATATTTTGCATGAGCAATACGTGCACCCTGTTGTGCAATTTGTTTAAGTGTATCTGCAATATCATTTGGATTATAGTTGTGAATGTCAAAACTATATCGCTCATATTCGTCAACAGTTTTTTCACCAGCATCTGTGCCAAAACTTACAATTAAACTATGATTCTCTTCATTGTACTCGTGAATTTTTACTGTTAACGTATCCATATTAAATCCTTAAGAAGCATAACCAAGTCTTGTTCCAGTGACAACCCAATTTGCATAACCTTGACCTGTGATATATTTACCTGCTGAACCACCAGCCCTTCCATTAGTGCTAGCCTGACCATCAACGCCAGGATTACCGCCATTACCTGGATTTCCTTGACCTGAACCAGCAGCACCACCCGATGTTCTTGTGCCGCTACTACCACCAGTATCGCCACTTCCGCCGCTACCAGGATTATATCCAGCACCGCCGCCACCGCCGCTACCAGTGTAATCACTTCCGCCACCAAAACAGCTACCATAGGTGTGCCCACCATCGGCAGCACCACCTCCACCGCCACCACCAGCGATAGTCCCGTTATTTGTTATATTAACAGGACATTGCAATAGAAGTGCATTACCGCCAGGTGAACCAGCATCACCAGCAGCATTGCTGTGTCCTGAACCACCATTACCACCAGCACCGATAATTACGCCATTATTAATTAAATTAACAGTATCACCACTGGTAAAACCAGTAATTGTAAGCGCATATGTTCCTGTTGAACTACTTCCTACATAAATTCCATTATTGATCGTCAAATTGACGGTTGTAAACCCAGCCACATAACCACTTACTAAACCAGTATTAAGTGTATAATTTTGTGTATCGCTTGATATTGTAATATTAACGGTAACTTTGCTTTGAGTTCCACGAAAGTCACTCATATTAAGTGTAGTTGAGCTAAATGTTCCAATGCTCATAGTAGCTGGTTTGTAATACTTTACACCATGATAATTTATTAAATCATTGCCTAAACTAAATTCAGTATTGATATCACTTATTTTAATTGTGCCATTTGGTGTAGTCATATTTTATGTCCATGTTATTTTAATTCCACCAGGTGCGCCACTATTTGCGCCGCCTGTTCCTGCTGAACCAAGCACATAATTTAAAACGTAAGCGTTTGGAATTTGTCCACCATTATATATTATTTCAACATAAGCACCAGTGCCACCACTACCACCAGTAGCACTTCCATAACTAAATGATACACTTCCACCTCCACCCCCATAACCAACATTAGCATTTGTATAACTTTTATTCTGCGCAGTAGAACCAGTTACACCACTATTACCATTTAAAAAAATGAATGTAGTTGGATTTGCAATAGTTGGTTTTGGATTTGCATTTATAGTTCCGCCAATGCCACCTGTTCCATCTGTCATTTTATTTTCCAGTAAGTTTTAAGTGTGTCCATATGTTCCTCCAGGTCCAGGTCCACGTTGTCCAGCGTCTGTGCCGTTTGTATCACCAGCACCATAATAACCGCCACCACCACCATAATAACCGCCACTGGTAGGGTCTCTGCCACCATTTCCACTTGATTGGACATCTATTTGCGGAGCAGGAACAGGAATATTACCAGCACTACCTGCTTTTCCGCCGCCAGCAGTAATTCCCAAAACAATAGAATCATCACCATCGGTTCCAGTTCCACCATTTCCATTACCACCAGAGCCGCCACCGCCCCAAATTTCAATTTTAATAGTGTTGCGATAAAGTGGAACGGTAAAACTTCCACTACCAGCAGCATTGGCAAAATATACCCCACTATTAGCAGGATCAGTTGCACGTTTGCCATAAAAATCACTAATTTTTATTGTGCTACCATTAAAAAGTCCAGTGGTTAGATTTCCATCATAATACCATCTTGCATTATGATAAAGAGTTAGGTCTGTTCCCAAACCCCATTCAGCATTAATTGTAGCTAAATCCAATGGTCCGCTAAAAGGTAGTGCACCGCCTGGTACGCCTGGTGTAGACATTATCAACTACCTCGCGCTTTTAAAGCCTCTACCTCTACACTTAATTCTTTAATAGCTTGAATTAGAAGCGGAACAAGTTTGTCATACTGAACAGTCAAATAGTTTTCACCGCTTTTGCTACCGAGTAAAATTGGATCAATGTCAAACGGGGCTGGCACAACAACTTGCGGAAGCACTTCCTGAACTTGTTGTGCGATTACACCAACATGTTCACGATCATCACCAATACCAAGACTTGCTGCTAATTCATTAGAATTATATGTTACACCACTTATTGACTTAATTTTATCAAGTGCATTTGGTATTTCAACAATATTTGTTTTTAGTCGTTGGTCAGAATAAAATGCTGTAATATCACCAGTTGCAGTAATTGCACCAGTAACTGCAAGACCAGCACCAACAGACATAGTAGTGCCGTTAAATGTAATGCTACTATTTGGAGCAATTGATGTTGCGCTATTGTAAATTGCAAATTGACCAGCGGTTCCACCGCTACCAACTGGTGTAGGAATTGTATACCAACTTAAGTTTCCATTGCCATCTGTTGTCAAAGTTTGACCTGATGAGCCACCACTTATTTGAACATTACCAACAGAACCTAAAATTAATTTATAAGAAGTTGTTGGATTGAATGTTACAGTGCCGCCTGAAAATCCAGCAGAACCAGTCACAGATAAGGAAGTTAATGTTCCAAGAGTTGTAATATTTGTTTGGCTTGGTGTGCTAATTGTTCCAGTTAATGTTGCACCTGTATTACCAATAGTGCCTGCATTTACTGCTGTTGCATAAACTACACCATTGTTAGAATTGCCATTTGCAATTAAGTTACCAACATAAACATTTCCTGTAAATGCACTGTTTGAGCCGCCAGAAATAATATTTCCACCGATACCAACACCACCGACTACTTGTAGTGCGCCGCTTGATGTATTATATGCAGCCTGAGTTCCACTTATAATAGTAGTTTCATTACTTGTAGTTACATCAAGATTTCCCAAAACAAATAAATTACCATTGATTTGAACGTCAGCATTTGCAAGAACATCAAGAGCATCAACTACGCCACCACTACTATTGCGAGTGCGCAATCGAATAATACCATTGTTTAATGTATTATCCATGCGTAACTCATTACTATAAATTGTGAACGCACCTTGTCCACTAGTTCCTAGATTGATGCCGCTATTATTTGTTACACTTAAAATACCAACAGTGCCTGTATTTTGGTCATTACGCATAAATGCACTACCGCTTACGCCGTTAAGTGCTGCGCTATCGCTTGCTTGACCCCAAAATTTGTTATTACTAACAAATGCTGTTGAGGCAATATTAAAACCTGGACCAATTGTGCTAAAACCACTTATAGTGACATTTGGCGTAAATGTAGCATCTTTGCTTAAAATTGCATAACGAATGTTACTAATTTTCATACTAATAACATTGTGTTGTGTAGAAGAAGAGTCTGTAATAATTTCACTTACAACTTGACCAGCACCACCAAGTGGACCTACAATTACCCAACCAGTTCCATTATAAACATTCAGTTGTTGGTTTACTGTATCAAACCATAAATCTCCACTTACTGCGCCAGTTGGTGCGCTTGAACTTGATGTTGCACTTGAGATGTTTTTAAAAATACTACCTGTATAAACTTGAAGTGCACCTTTTGTAGTGTTATACCAAATTTGACCTACAATGGGATTAGTTGGTTGACTACCATTTGCAAAATTTTCCAACATGTTGAGGAAGTTTTGATCAAGGTATTGACCATAGTTTGCAGTATTTTTACCAACAAGTGCTATACTTGTGCTATTATCGACTGTACCATCAGCAATTACGATGGAATTAGCACCATTTGCGTGTGTAATGGTATATGACATAAATTGGACTCCGTTAGGAATATTTATGCAATATATTGATGTTATTATTGCTGATCATTTTCAGAGGTGCTACCAACAATTCTAAGTGGCACATCACTTTGAGAAATAGCTACCATTGCACGAATTGAATTTTCAGAAGCCTTTACCATTTCGTTTCTGAAACTTTCAGTTGCTGCACCAACTTGACGAGTTTGGTTGGCATTTTCAATTAATAAATGTGGTAACCATGCGATAGAACAACCCCATTCATCTACATCTTTACCAGTATTTGGATTTTTTCCCCGAACTTGTATAAACCAACTACACTGTAATTGAACACAGTCTTTCTTAAGTAGTGGACAAAATGTTCCTTGTTTAAGTTCCATACACTTAATTAGCCTGAGCCAATATAAAATCCAAATAATTTACTGCTAAATTAATGCTTGTCCCAGTAAATGTGTGAGTATGTGAACCATTACCACCGCTTACTGTACCGCTTGCAGTAATACCAGTTGTTCCACTTAAACTATAACGACCATAACTGTGATTAGGATCACTTGAACTGTAACTGCCAGCATCAGCATACAGACCCCAATCTTGTGTATTGCCATTATGACCAGAGAAGTTGCCATCATCATATGATGCGCCACTTATCCAGTGGGTATGACCAGGATCATTAACACTAACACTAACTGATGCGGGTGGTATTTGTGATGTTGTAAGTGTTGTTGCACCAACTGTGCCACTTACTGACTGTGAAGTAAATGCAGTGCTAAATCCAACACTTCCACCACTGCCCGCTGAACCGCTAACAATACGCATAGCATAGTCATTATAAGTTGTAACTTTTGTAAATCCTATTGGTGCAGCAGACTGTTGAAAAGTCATTACTGTTCCAGTTGGAATTAACTGTCCTGTATTTCCACCAACTGTTAACCTACCATTTGCTGTTCCAATTAAAACACCACCCATATCAATAGTGCTATTTGCAAGATAAAGTGTTCTAAAGCGATTAGTAGATGAACCCAAATCATATGTAACATTTGAGGATGGAATAATATTACCGCTGACATTTGTATTAGCACCAACAGTTAAATTAGCCGTTGTGCTTACTGTAGTAAAAGCACCACTATTTGCACCATTAGCACCTATCGCGCCGTTATGATAACCAATATGCTGACCGCCACTCGTAGCTATAAAATTAGCAGCATAAACGTTTGCTGTTGTGTTTATATTATTTGCGCTATAAATTGGTGCATAAACATTGGCATTTGCATTATCAATTGAGAATTTTAAATTACCATTATAAACAAATTCTAGTGTATCAATACCATTAACGTTGACAATAGAAAGTGCGGCGTTACCTTCGGATAATCCAGTAACTTGTCTAGAAGATGCAGTGCTACGTGCTTCAATAACGTCAGTGCTTACTGGTGCTTCTGTAAACACAAGTGAATTTCCAGTAACGGTATAAGAAACAGTTGGAATTTGTATAACACCGTTAACGCTGACAATAGTTCCATTAGTTGTATTGTTTTGACTTAAAGTAAAAGTAGTAGTGGTATTATCACCATAAAAAATATCACTTGTAATAAGTGTATTAGTTCCTTCAATACCAACTGCTTCCCATGTTGCTCCAGTATAAACTTCAAGATATGAATAATCACTATTCCAACGCAACATACCAACACGATTTACAGGTGGATATTGTGATGAATTACCAACAGGAACTTGGAAAGCTGTTGTTGTATTCACACTGACATAACCGTTGCTGCCTGGTGTAATTGCAATATTTGCATTTGCTACACTTGCACTGATATTACTTGTAATAATATTGCCGTTAATGTAATTTGCATTTACCCAATTAGCACCAACATTTCCATTGTATGTTGGTAGATACGCTGCAACGTTAGAATTAGCATAAGTGCTGCCTACATTAGATAATTGACTACCATCGCCATAAAATTTAAAAGCAGTAATATTACCCGCCGTTGATAAGTTACCAGTTGTTATATTTCCGCCTACAATTAGATTACCATTTGCTTGAATATTGCCACCAAAAGTAATACTGTTACTAAAAGTTATAGGTGAAGCAAAGTTTGTAATGCCACTTTGACCTGTATATCTTGCGCCAACTACATAAACTACGTTACCTGTTGAACCATTCCATGTTACTGCAGTTGGAACGTTTGTATCGGCAAAGTTGAGAATACCTGCTTGATAATCAAAATACCAACTATCAGCATTACCACTACCTGCTTGTGGAAGCGATACACCATATGTTTGTGGTGCGCTGTTACCACTCGGTGCAGCATATACTTGCAATTGATAACCAGAGCCGTATTGTGTTGGTATCCAATTAGTTAAGTTAGTTGCCCATGTTTGGTTTGTAGTGCTTTCTGCTAGGTTCACAGTTTGAACAGTTGTTGATAAACTATCTCGGTAAACAGTAACAACAGCACTATTTGCACTTGGTAGTGTGCTTACACTTGGAATAAGATAATCTTGTTGCCAAATTGTAGAACCAGGACTCAAAAGTGGACTTGCATTACTTTCGTTACTCGGACCTTTAGCAGTGCTTGTGTCGGTCTTGGCAACGCCATAACCAACTTTTTTCAACAAATAATCAACAATTTGTGTTTGTGAAATAGCCATTAGTTAGTTGCCACCTGTATGCTTAATGCAGTCAAACTTTGACCACTGGTTAATTTTACACGAACATAAACTTCATTGCCAATGTTACCAGCACTACTTGTGTTGACTGTTCCAAATGTGCAAGTATAACTGCCATTTGATACTAAACTATTTAAGACAGCAGTTCCACCGACCGCACAACCATTACTACCATTTCCGCCAGGTCCAGCACCAGGTATACCACTGCCAGCATAAGCAGTGCTCATACTATACCAACCGTTTAGAGTGCTATAAGTTGGTGATATACCAGGCAATGCTACCCAAAGACCAGCAATAGTTCCACTATATTGAATATTAAATTTAGCAAGTGCGCTTTTTGCAAACTTAAATGTAAAGTATTGTGCGCTGCCTTGACCACTTAAATTAGGTCCAACTGGTTGATATCCACTACTATAATTTGTTTGATCAAACTTAAGAACTGCAGCAACAACCGTTGCATCAGTTGTATAAAATGGTCCAGTTTGGCTGTTAAATGCACTTTCACTGCCAGTAAATGATGGCGTGTCACTTGCGCCTCCACTATCAGGATTTACAATGCGGAATGTGCTTGGCGCACCACTCAACGCATTTGTTAAACTTGTTTCTTCAATTTGAGTAGATGTTCCTGTTTTATAAAGAACAGTTAAGCCTGGTGCAAATGTTTGTGCAGCGGTGCTATAACTATTGTATGCAGTTAAACTTGGTCCACCACTACTACTACCAAATCCAGAAATTCCACTTGCAGTTGTTGTAAAATATGCACTGCCACTGCTAACATAAGCATTGCGAACTAGTGGTGTTGTAACACCCGCACTTGTATATGTAACACTACTTGGTGTTGAAATGGCCCCACCAGCACTGCCTACAATAAATGTATCACTACTATAATATGTATCGCCACTTAATTTTGCAATATTTGCTGATAAACGCCACACTGCACTGCTATTCAGATGTGGAACTGTAGAACTAAATGTAGTGCTATTTGTAGTTAATGCTATGTTTGAGTTGCTCCAAACTGGTGCACCAGGATTGTTATTGTCATAATACCAAGTTACAGCATTGGTATTTGCGCCTGCACTATCAGTCAAATAAACTTGGTTCCATCCAGCCGCAGCATTAGCACCACTGCCTTGTGCACTAAAGCTACTCCAGAATCCACCACTACCGCCACTTAATACACTATAATCTTGGTTTGATGTAATAATAAGTTGACCATAAGTTCCGTTGTTATTATTACCAGGCGTCATAACATGATAACCAGTTGCAACACCGTTGACGATTACTTGAACATTTCCGCTATCACCTGGTCCTTGACGTGTAAATGTATTTGTAGTAATGGTATTTGTTCTAATACCATTCGTAACACTTGTGCCAGCACTAACACTTAAATTACCCCAACCACTATTATCAGTTTGTGTAAAATTTGTCATGCGACCAAGTGTAGATAATCCGCTTAAACTTAACGAACCACTATTTGGAAAGTTGCCAGGACTTGGTGGTACAAGTTTACCCAATACTTGGTTTAATTTTGCAATACCATCAGTAACATAGGTAGATGTAGTAAGTGTTACTGCATTAGAAACCAATTGACCAGTTGTATTTGAACCTAAAATAATTAAATTACCAGATGTTGAACTACTCATATTATCAACATATGATTTTGTAGCTGCGTCAGTGCTATAAATTGGTGTTGCTAAATTACCAATACGTAATCCACTTGCATCAATATTGCCAGCATAACTATATAAAAATAGATTACCAGTTGTTGCAGCAACTGTATTACCACTTATAAAAATATTACTTAAAGTAGTAGTTCCACTAACGCTTAATGAATTACCAGGTAAATTGTTGTTTATACCAACACGACGATTATTTGTATCAAAATACATCAAATTGCCATCAATAATCAAATCTACGTTAAAACGTAGAAGATTATCTTTGAGCATATTGCCGCCAATTTTACCGATTACCGCCATTTATGATACCTTATAAGATATTTATGGTATAACTTAATTGGCGTCTGTAGAATTAAACTTGTGAAATACTACAACACTGTATGTTGCTGGTGGTGGATTTGCAAATGTAATTGTTGCACCACTTAATGTAAAAGCATCGCCAGGATTTTGTGCTACGTTACCAACAAATACGAGAATACTATTTTGATCTGGTGGAATATAACTTAATGTAAATGAGTTTGTAATCCCATCACCAGTAAATGTATCTTTCTGAATTGTTACATTACCTAATATAGCAATACTTTTCCAAGCATTATAATAAATTTCAAAACGTTGTGAATCTGTATTATAACGAATTTGTCCATTAACAGGAACTTGAGGACGGTCAGCAGTAGTTCCGCTTGGTAATACAACGGCTGAGCTATAACCAACACCAACACTGGGATTTTTGAGTGAACGTGCCATTAGAGAGTAATATATCCTACTGTTGTTGTAATTCCACTTGCGTTTGCATTTGCATACAGCGCATCGCCATTACTTAAAATAAACTTTTCTGTATTAACCACCAATGTATCACTTGTTGTAATGGCATAGTTACTATAAATTTGATTATAAGTTTGTGCACCTACACCGCTTTGGCTGCTTGGAACTACATAAAGATTAACTGTTTTTGGTGATCCACTTACATTGCAAAAATAGAGAAGTGTAACAACAGTATTGTTAGTGCTTGTGTAAATTGCTTGTGCACCTGTTGTTAAATTTGCATTGATGACTGCCATCTTATATCCTTAATATCCAAAAATTAATGCAAGAACTGTTGCTTTTGTTTTAGTTATCAGTTCATCGCCTGTTCCACTATTTACCACATACAATCCAGTGCCACCGCCACCAACAGTATTAGCAAATAACTGCGTGGTGCTTGCAACATTGCTTGGTGCGGTAGCTTGATAACTTAGCTTCAATACACTATTGACATAAACTTTACCATTTGGCGCAACAAGAGTTAAATCTTGACTAATACCAGTTGCAGTAACGTTTCCATTGCCAATATTTGTTCCATAAACACTTAGATTACCATTCCCAAAAGTAAAATTAGGGTTACCAGTAAGTGAACCACCAGTATTATACTGAACTTGTGTTGTACTACCTCCAGCAGCAGCACCAGTTGATGTTAACGTGTAAAAGTTAACTAAATCAAAACCACTTGAACCATTAGCTCCTTGAACTTTTGCAACAGCACCGTTTGCTGTTCCACGCCAGCTAAGCGTTGGTTCATTCCAAACCCAATATGAATTTCCAACAACGCTGCCATTAGCGTAACCATTGCTTGTTCCACGATTGATGACAATACCACTATTTCCATTAGTGACACCTGGTCCAGTATCATTACTATTCAAATATAGATATGAATTACCAATTTGTGTTACTATACTATTAATAGTCTGTGTGTTACCAACGATATTCAAATTTCCATGAATAGTTACAACATTACTGTAAATGTCCCATGGACCAGTTAAACCATCTGCACCAGTTACACGTTTTACGGTTGCCATTTATAAAATCCTACGTTAATATTTATGCTATCGGCATTTTATAAAAAAATAGCAGCCCGTAGGCTGCTATTGTACTTTTTATTCTTACTATTATTATGCGCCAGGAATGCGAACAGTTGTTGCAGTTGGATCATTAAATGTCCACTGATACTTGTTACCACTAAAATCAACAACAAATTTATTACTTAAACGTTGTGCAAAACCACCAACATAGATTGATGCTTGGTTATTTACGTTTGCAACACTTTGTGATTGACCAAGTGATACGTTAGCATTTGCTTGACCGCCTGCTGTTGTAACAGATGCAATTTTTACGTTACCATTAAGACCAGTGCCACGTAGATAATCACCTACGCCTGGTGTCTTTGGACCGCTTACGTTTGCAGTAAGATAAGTTACATAAGCATATGTAGTGCTACCACTAACACCACCATTGCTAATATTAGCATATGAAATAACTGCTGTATCAACACCAATGCTCATTGAACCAGCACTTAAGTTTGCATTTGGAACGTTTGCAAGAGTGCAAACACCTACAAGATTTACTGTGCCAGTAGTAGTTAAACTTGGATTTTGATTGACTGCGGTAAAGATATCACCAACACCTGCGCTTTGTGGACCACCTAAGAAAGCCCAGTTTGTATTACCAACACTAGTAATTACATATGCGTTACCAGTTGTAATTGCTTCGTCTTGAATAGTTGTGCTATCGCTGACCATAAACTTGCTCTTGCCTTTTGAGCGAAGGATAGAACCATATGCACCGCCATTTGCACCGTTTACATAAACGTTTGGACGAACTTGTGTTCCACTAATAGTTGTTAGACCACCAGTACCACCAATGATATTATTTGTATCTGCATATTGGTTTACTGTTGCACTTTTCTGAATCTTAAATTTTGCCATTTTATTCTCCTTGTATGACGTTCTAGGTCAACGGCTGGCAAACCGTAGTCTTAAACGACAGAAATATTTATTAAAAAAATAGTAAATGTGCTGTTATTGATTAGGAAATGCGCTATTTGGTACTGTAAAGTTAGTAGTATAACGTGCATATCGCGATATACGCAGTTCATCAATATAACCACTCATAAAGTTTGAAGCGGTGGATACAAGATTTGCACCTATGTTAATATTTGATGTAAGAGCATTTACTAGTGGAACAGAAGATGTGGATTGCACAGATGTTCCATTTACATAAAGTGTTATTGTAGCCCCATTCACTACAACCGCAAAATGATACCAAGTATTAATTGATAGTGAACCACCAGATAAAATAGGTGTCATAGAACTATTATAATCATAAGCAGCAAAATTCAATGTAGTGCCTGATGTGTAAAGAGTCCAATCACCTGCTGCAAATCCGCCTTGAGTTGCACGTTGAATAACAGTTCTGCTTGTAGATAAATCTGCAAAATATGCCCAACCTTCTATGGTAAAATTACCATTACCAAAGTTATATTGAGTGCTGTTGCTATAATCACTTCGTAGCGGTATTACAACATAATTTGTTGTTCCATTAAATGAAATACTGCTTCCACCAAATTGGTATTGTGATGTAGACAATGATGTGTTATTGTAGGTTAGTAAATTATTTTTTCCAGTTTGATCAAATATACCAGCATTTGTAAAGTTTAATAACAATCCTGTACCGCCTGACGCAGTAAGCGGTGCAGAAGGAGGCGTAAATGAACTGGTATATAAAGCAGAAGAAGTGATTCTGTAATCACTTATATAACCGTAAAAAGGTGCTGCATTTGAAATACTGCAACCTAGTTTATAGTTATTAGTGGAAGTTAAACTATTATCAAATGTGCTACCAGAATATCCACCAATATTAACACCATTTATATATAAAGACCCTATATTTCCACTTCTTACATATGCAACATGCACCCAATCATCTTCACGGGGCGTTTGACTGCCTATTTGAGTCACTTTAGAACTTTCTTGAACATTCCAAAGATTGCTTGCATAACCTATTGTTAGCGCATTTGTCCCAGCAATCTGCACTGGACGCAAATCTATTAAAGTGCGACCACCAGTAAAAAGCGAATTATTTGCGAAATAATAATAACCTTCTACGGTAAAATCACCAGATAAATTAATACTTGTTCCAGTAAACGTTAAATTATTGTAATTATTACCTGGAAAATATGCACTACCGCCAACATTACCAGTTGAATAAGCATATTGAGGAGCAAAAGGTGAAAATGGAACTGAATATGGATTTCCATAAGCTGTAGATGGACTCGCAATCGTTGAAGTTCCAGTAACATCAATTATTTGCGGCGATTGTGCTGTAAATAAATTTGCACCAGGCACTACTGTTAAAGAGGTCGTTGATGGTGTAAAGTTAGATGTATATAAAGCATTGCCTATGACAATTCTAAAATTACTCAAGTATCCTTGAAAATATCCAGTTCCACCCAATGCTTGACTGTATCCAAGAAAGTTTGGAGTGGCAGTTGTATAATTTGTAAGAACAGTAACATCACCAGTAGATGACTTATTTCCATTTAACCATACATCTGCAACGTTTGCTGCATTTCTTGTTACTGCTAAATGATACCATTGTTGCGGAACCAAGTTAGGCACAGTAAAAGTATATGTGCCACTGGCAATAGTATTACCAACTATAATTGTGTTTGCATTAGGTATAGATAAATTAAAGTGACCCGATGTTCCGCCATATAAACCATAAGCTGTTGCAAACGCATTATTATCTAACCAAAACCAAGTTTCAACTGTATAAGCATTTGAACCAAATGCAACGCCTGGGTTTAAACTTATACGTGTTGGCTCCCATGATTGGTCAAAATAATAACTGTAACCACCTTGATTATAGGGACTCATAGTTCCTTGAAAAACGTTACCGTTTACTTTGATAGTAGCAGAATTTACAGAATTATCTGTAACCACACTGTTATTAGCACCGTTTGTGCCATCAGCATGAACAAGCAGTGATGTATATCTGAAGTATGGATCAATTTGTGTTGTTACCTGTGGAGGATATATTTTATCAACAATATAACCACTGTTTTTTAATGTGACACCTTGTAGAATCATAAATTTTTTATCTCCATTCTACATTAATAAAAAGGCGCATCCATTATTAAAATATTTATTCATGAATAACTTTGCAAAACAGATTATTAAGCAATGCGAGTAACTGCTATGTAGCCATGTCCATAATTGTATATGGCAAGATTTGATATGCTACTGCCGTTAAATGTGCTTACGTTATTATAGAATCCATCACTTGTGTAAACGTTAGAAGCAGTTGCATCTATATAACTGCCACCACCGCCACCTGCGTCTACACCAGTTCCCGATGTGCTATATGTTCCACCGCCGCCGCTATATCCACCGCCACCGCCACCAGTGATAGGACCAGCACCACCGCCGCCACCAAATCCACCAGCACTTATGCCAGCATAATAACTTGATTCATTTTGTATACCGCCGCCAGTAAGACCATAGATAAATGCGGCACCGCCGCCACCTGCGCCTGTTCCACTTACGATTGAACGTAGATTGCCACCTGTACCAATAACACCATTGGCATACATACCACCACCGCCACCTGCATCATAACCATTGACGCTTGCAGTTCCAGCACCATTTACGTGACTATTACCACCTATACCATTAGCACCACCAGGCGCACCATTGAAACTACTGCCACCGCTTGTTCTTGTAACAGCGTTACCACCTTTAATACTGTTAGGAACACCACTTGTAAAGTTGCCGCCGCCTGCGCCACCGCCTGCAACAAGCAGTGGTTGGTTAGTATTAGTAACAACCCAACTTGCACCACCACCGCCAGTAGAACTATAAGTTGCACCTGCACCAGCGTTACCACTCATTTGTCCAACAACAAGTGTTAAAACTTGTCCTTGTGTAAGATTAAATGAGCCGCTCATAACAGCACCCCAACCAGCCGTAACGTTACCGTTTGCTACGTTACCAGGTGTGAAATAAGGTATACCACTGCGAGCACCAGCAGCAGTAATTTGATAAGTTCCTGTTGCTGGTACTGTCCAGAATTGATAACCATTACCATAAGTGTTATAGAAACTTGTGCTTTGTAACCAGGTATTACCAACATTACTATAGCTGTTTGCAAATAACTGTGTGCCTGTTGCACCTACTGGTCCACTGACGTTTCCTGATAGGAAAGTAAAACTGCTAAAATTATACAAGCCAGTGTTGTCAGCCGTTACGCTGATTCCACCACCAAAACTAATACCACCACCTATAACTAATGACATTATGATTCCTTATGTTGGTGTTGAACCGTTATATCTAGTGAGCCAGTAACTTGCGTTTTGATAATGTTCTAATTGTGATAATGCTCTTGTATAACAATGTGCGGCTGCAATATCACCATTAAAACCTGGTGATGTTTGCGTAGCGGCAATCACTGGCGTTGTAGGATTTTGTCCAACATTAAGTGTAGCACTGGCACCAACAAGCGCACCATTTACATATATTTTCCACCCAAGTCCTGTATCAAATGTTACACTTACATAATACCACGTATTAAGTGCTTCTGTGCCAACATTTTGAGCAACGTCTGTATAACCAGAAGAGGTATGGTTGCCAGCACAGAAAACATTTTGACCGTTGTTAAACCAAGTTGTG